AATTGCTACGGATTCTGTAACACTGTCGGCGTAGACATCTCCGCCACCCCAGTAGCCATCACCCCAAGCGTTTACACCCCATCCGGTTGCCATTTTAGGTCAGTGTGGCTGTATAGGTGACCGCGATTGTGTCACCATTAACTACAGATTTGGAACTAGAAAAGTCGCCAGCGGAAAACAATGTGCCCGTGGTTGAATCTTTAGTTGCGCTACCGCCAATGTTAATGAAGCAACCCGCCACTGTACCTGTGCTGGTCATAGAAAATGACACCGCAGAAGATGTAGTCTTGCTACCAGCAGAAGCCGCGCTAAATGACGGTGTAGGACGGTTGCCTGAGTATGTAGGTGCGTTAGCCAGACCCACTTCCAACCATGTGGCGTGTGAGGCTTGCGTATCAGCTACAACTGCTGTACCTGTACCCTTAAGACCCATGACAACTGCGCCGCCAGCAGTGTTACCCAGCGTAGTGTCCAGCGTAAAGTTCTTGCCTACTGTAGTGACCAAGTTTTCAATCTCATCTTCCCACTTAATAAAACCATCTGCGCTGTAGCAAACGGCATGGTAAGAACCTTGAATAGACATGGTGTCTTCAGGCATTGTGTTGTATTTAGTAACCGCTTCCACTTTGTCAGTTGCGGTAATTTTGTCGATAGTCATGGGAAGCTCCTAATTAGAAGAACGAATCAATGCCGCCGTTGCTGTGTTGGCAGGCATTGTGATGGTGAAATTGGTTGATGTTTTGTCAGACCCAAAGTCCAACACAGCAATGGATTTATTACCTTGGGTTACGTTATAGATCAAGGCACAACGTGCCGTAACCGATGCATTGAATACCACATCAGAAAAATCTACATACGCTGTGTAACCAGAGGAGTTGATTGTTACGCCCGTCAGTGTTACACCGCCAGCCGTATAACCTGTACCCGTTACTTCATTGGTTGCAGAGTAAACGGTGGTGTCTTGGTTTAAATCAGCATTAGCCGTATACAGGGCAATCTTTAACGTATTTGTGGATAAGTTATGAACGCCTGTGTATAGCTCTTTCTTAAAGCTGGTCGTTTGGGTTTGAACAATACTACTCATGAGACTTGTACCCTTACCTGACCATCACGATAAGCATCCATACGTTGTTTGCCATCACCCAAGTTCTTAAGGAGTGCAATAGCTTGAACGTACCGTTCTTGGTACATCTGATACATGCCATCATCTGGCGCACTCTTCATGTAAACACCAGCTTCAGCAAGCGTTCCATACAGCAATGCAGAGTCAAAGTTATCACCCAGCCATGTGGTTGAAGCAGTCACAATTGACTCTGGGTAGTAGTAATAATGAAGTTCTGCGTTGTAGTTGGCATCTGGCGTTGGGCCAAGAATGAAAGACAACTCATTAACGTTTGTGGACTGAGGGCCAAAGATGGCGTAATGCTTAGGCTTACCCGTTGTTGCAGGGTTAGGATATGCATCACGCATGAAGTTCACATCCTTGTTAAGCAAATAAAGGTAATCACCCGTGCCTGAGGCAGGGTAAACAGCAAGGCTATACGTTGACAAGAAGTCTTCTGGACATGCCAAATACTTATTGCCGCTTGACAATACACCCGTGACGTTCTTACGCAAGTTGGCAATCTGCACCGTGTTATAGATGCGTTGCTCCGCCTGCTTGATCATTACATTGATCGTGGTCGTGTCAAACGTGTTCTGCGTGTAATCAGTTACAGCGGCAACAAGTTGGGTGTATGTCATTGTCATCGTTTAAACCTCAAGCCATCGGGCCACGAGCCATCAAACCTTTAGTAGCCGCGCCTGTACCACGCACCTTGATGCCAGTTGTCTTGGGTTGCTCATCACCAGCAGACCTGCTAAAAGCACCAACGCTCATGTCAAGCGTATCTATCTTGCTTCTGTTTGGTTCTTTACCGGGATTGGTAGAAGCCTTAACTTCTTTACCAGTCATGGTGTGTGGAGTGGCATAGACTGCGGCATCGCCAACTTCTTTGCCCATCATCTTTTTGCTAAATGTTGCCATGATTAGCCTCTCTTTTGATTCATTGCACGGGCCAAATTACGACCGACCTTACGCATTTCCATGCCTGTAACGCCAGCAGTCTTCTTGCCGCCCGTCATTTCTTTAGCGGTAGGGCCACTGTTGCCCAAGTTTTTACCTTCGGTCTTGCCTTTTTTAGCAATGCCATCGGCTGATCTTGTATATGCCATGTTTAAACTCCTTAAGATACCGTTACTGTACCAACAAATGTGGTTGCCACCAAGTAGTTTGGAGTCATACCAGCATCAAAATTACTAGCTCCGCCAACCGGATACCAGCCCCACTGAATGTCCCGAGATCCACCCGTAACAAAACCTCCGGAAGGACTACCCACAGGATAAAGCTGTAGGCCGTTTACACCAGCCGTTACATACGTTGTGTCTCTGCGTGGGTTACGCAAAGCCTGAGGATCCTCTACAGGGAATGTTCCCAACATCAACTGAGGTTGATCTGGATCCCAGCATTCATGGCAGACTAACAATTGATACTTGCGTTGCTTAATGATTTCAGTCTTAAGCGTCTTTAATAAAAACTGCTGACCACAGCGGTCACACATTGCAATCGCTCGTTTGCCAGAAGCAAAACGATTACTCATTAGGAACCACCAATATACATCTGGCGGGGTACAAACCTAGAAGGAGCTTTCTCCCTGTCTTCCCCTGCCGCTATCTCAAATGTCTCATCATAAATCTGCTTAAGCATCTGAATGCGAGGCATTAAATCTGGTGTCTTGATTGCAATGTGATATGCCAGACCGGCAACCAAACAAGGCAAGAAACGGAAGTTCATGTCTGCGGTTTCTACACCAGCGCCAGCATCCTGAACCCGGCGCAGTCTCCAGTAAACAAACTGATACGGGGTGCTATTGTCAGGCGTAGGCCAAAGAGTTACCGCAGGTAACTGAGGAACATAGATTGCAGTCCCAGTTGTATGGGCGGCGGCAGTCGTATTGTTCTGTCCACGGTACACACCACCAAGAATATTACCCGTGATGTAGGTGTAGTAGATATCTTCTGAATCAATACGGATAAAACCAGAGCCTGCCAACCCAACCACCGTGTTAAGGGTGATCGTGTCTGCCGTGGAGGTGATGTTTCCAGACAACGTTGAAGACGTTGGGTTAACTTGCCCAGAAAGCCTTTGAATCCAGACTTGGATAGGTCTAGCTTGCTGAAGTTTGTTTGGGATGGTTGCATAGGTAGAAACACTAATACGGCTGATGGTTAGATCTGCCTGTGTAGAAGCTGTGTTCTGCCCCGTACGGATGACATGTTCTAACAGGTCAATGGTATCCACTGGCAGAGCATATGTAGGCAATCCCGCAGTCAGGTTAATAAACCCCTGCTCCATCGTCCACATGTTAATACCTTTGTTCTGCCACTCAATGGTCATTAGGTTCATTGACCTACGTGCTGTACGCAAGTCATAACCTGAACGCATCTCCCGCCCAGCCCTCTCCCACGCTTCCTCGGCAATCTCCGTGAAATCCATATTGAAGAGGGTGGAGCCGGTAGTTGTCATTTTTTAGCAGTCTTTGCAGATTGAACAAAAGCGTCGGCAGTGGGAGCGCCCTTAGCCCCGGGCTTACGCATCTTTTCTTTAGAGCCAGCGGCTATCCGTTTTCTCTTGGCGTTAATGTTGGCATAAAGGCCAACAGGGCCACCATCTTTCATATAGCCCATTTTGTTACGTACATCTGTAGGCAACTTAGACAGACCCGGATTTTCTTCAGAATCCACTTCTTTCAAAAGTCCACCTTCAGCGTACTGCGTGAAGTCTGTATCATCCCTACGGGCCTTCTTAGAACCCTTAGGCATTTTGCTTGGGAGAACGGCTCCCATTCCACGACTTGACATCATAATTAACACATCTTTCCACGGGTCTTGCCTTTAGTGGCAATACCATCGGCACGGCGAGAAGCTGAACTTACAGAACCGCCACCAGCATAAGTCTTTGTAGCTTTCTTCTCTTTGTTCCTGCGTTCTGCGGGTGTTTCATAGGTGCTAAAGTAATCAGCAATAGATGAACCCATGCCTTTAACTTTTTCCATTGCGGCGGCTCTATTGGCAGAGGCTTGCTCTGATGTAGGAACCCTACTAGAACTAGTCTTGGCAGGAGCTTCTGCCGCAGGCTTTGGTTTTGCCGCTGGTGCTTTTTCAGCCTTAACGCTTGGGTTATCCGCTTCCATCATTTCTTCTGTATAGCGTTGAACATAAGCTGGCGCTTTAGGCGATGAAGTAATTTTGCTTTCAGTTTTTGATGCAGTAGGCTTTGAGGCTGTCTTTCTTGGATTATCAGCTTCCTGTTCCGCTTCTGGATTGCGTGGACGGTTTGCATAGTCTTCAGCAACACTTGCATCACCGGATGGTTGACGCATACCTTGTTTCCTACCTTCTTCAAAGATAGGATTGGGTTGCGCTGTTGGCCTAACCACTGCCATAGGCTCATTTACGGGGGCGCGTTCTGAGCGTCCACGGCCTGCACCAAAGCGTTTGTATGCCTCGGAGTTGGGATCGTCAATATTGCCCATGCGTAAACGCTGGAAGAAGCCTACATCTTCACCCTTAGAGGCTTTAAGACCGGCTTCTTTGTCAGCAACCTCGCCACCTTCATCGTAGCGTTTAAACTTCATTGACTTTTTCATAATTGCTCCTTAGCAGTATTTGCCGCCCTTAGCCATTTTAATCTGCGTGGCTTTGGTTTTGCCTTTTGTGGCAATGCCATTGGCAGAAGAACGGAACGTTCCGCCCTTGGCAAGCTTTAAAGATGTGCCCTTGCCGCCTTTGTGTTCTTGAGCATCATGCTGTTTAAACGCTTTTTTAATCATGGCTTTGTCTTGAGCCTTGTCAGACATACCGCCTTCAGCCATGCCGCCTTTTTTCATGCCCATCATCTGTTTGCGATCCATGGCCATGTCAGCTTTAGAACCTTCTTTCATGCCGCGTTTTTCAACGTCTTTGCCTGATTTTTCAAACATTTTCATTTTGGAATTCATCATATCGCCACCTTTAGAAAATTTACGGCCTTTATCAGCCGATGAGAAATCTTTACCCACGGACTGTGGGACTCCTGCTTTCTTGGCAAACGATGGCGAATGAGCAATCGCTTCCATGAAATTGTGTTGCTTTTTAGAACTACTCGGCATCTTTTTTTCTCCGAATAATTTCAGCAAAGGATTTACCCGCAATCATCTCGGCAATCCGCATGAGCGTCCAGATTGCACCAATAAGACCAAATATTGGGGTAAACATTTCCAAAAAAGATCCTATAGTTGCAAACACTGAAACAATATCCAGTGTACTTTTAATTGAGT